TCTACTAACGTAGGAAGTAGTGCAGCCAATTTCGCTGCGTCTGTGGGGGGAGGTATAGTGCAAACGGCACAAGGTGCTGTTCCAGTGTTAGGTAAATTAGGATTAACTCCGCAACAACTACAAGACTCCAGCTGTATTAAACCAGGATCTGCGCCATTGGTAATGTCATTGGCACAAAATCCCGGGGCAACACTAGCTAAAGTATTACCTAAGAATCTTTTTACCGGTAATAAACCGGGCGGTGAAAGTGCGGCTCAGCTTGCTGATAATATTGATGCACAAGCTAAAATAGCGGTTGAAGGCTTACAACGAGGTCAAATTGCTCTAACTCAAGTAGGAGTAATGACTGGTAAAGAAGCACCCGCAGATGTTGCAGGGGTAATATTAGCTGGTGCTACCGCTGGAGTAGCCCCGGTTATAGACGCTTACAATGAAGCTGCTACTACTGTTAATAAAGCAGTTACAACTGCTCGAGGTTTAGTTGCTACAGGTCAAAATTTAGTTAATACTGCTCAAGGTTTAGTTGCTACAGGTCAAAATATAGGTAATAGTTTAGATAAAATAACTAATTTAACAGCTAAAGTACCTGCATTAGGTGGACTCACCGATTCATTTGCCGGTCTTTCGTCAAATTTTTCTTCTATTACATCAACTATTGGCTCTGGAAATTTTGCAGCTAGTCTAGGCGCTGTGGGCGGCGCATTTAGTGCAATATCAGGATTCTTGGGTAAGTTAGGAGGTGGTATTAGTAATATAATCAACCGAGCTAAAGGAATAGCAGCCGATGCGTTTAATTCAATTAAGAATGCATTACCAACTTTAAAACCTGGGGTTCCTCAGAATTTAGAAGCAATTAACGCATCCGCAAAAGCGGCCGAATCGGCAGCGGCTGCAACAAGTAATACCTCAGCGGCAGCAACAGACACCGTTGCAGGTGTCACTGGAATAGCAGCAGCCGGTGCCGCGGTAGCTGGAGCAGTAGCCGGTGCTACTAGATCTAGTAATTCATTGCTATCTTCAGTTAGCGGTGCTCTTGATACTATAAAAACCACAGTAACCACAGCTATAAATTCAGCTGGATCAGTAGTTACAAATGCCGCTAATAAACTAGCTGGGGCGTTCACAACTACAAATACTACTAGTGGGGCAAACTCAGCTATCGCTAGTGGAGTCGATATGATACCCGGTGGTCAAAATGCAATTTCTTCTATAACAGACTACTCAAATAACGAAGCGGCTACCGCTATACTGGGTACAGGATCTATTAAGGCAGTTGTTGATAGTGCTAGTACTGCGGCTATTAATGGAATTTCTTTATCAGGCGCTATATCAAGCGCCATAAACTCAGTAAGCAGTTTAACTACAATAGGAAAATCAATAAGCAGTATAGCAAGTTCGGTTACTGGATTTCTTTCAAGTGGGCTAGATAAACTAAAATCATTAGGTTTATCGGCATTAGTTCAAGCAGGATTGCCGGCTGTAGCGGCTGCAAAATTAAATTCTGCAATTTCAGGATTAAGCTCAAGTTTTGTTAAGATTGTTACTCCTCAAGTAGGCGTAAATACTACAGACCGATCACAAATAAATGATCAAACTAAAGCGTTATTAGGAAATGTTCCCGCACCAAACTTAACAGGAACGGTTTCGGATTCAGCTACTGCTGCATTGAATACAATAGAGGAAAAAAATAATAAAATAAATGCTGTGATAAAACAAATCGATGACCTAATTATTGAGAGAGATAACGTTGAGATCAATTTTAATTTGCTTCAGAGGCAATATAGAGACTTAGCAAATTCTAGTCCACAGGGAGATCCAAGAGTAGCTAGTGCTAGAAAGACTGCTGAAAATTCTTTAGAAGAAGTTGAGTCTTTAAATAAAAAAATATTAGCTTTAAGAAAGCAGCAGTATGCATTACAAGGAATAACTAGACCTATTAATACTGGCAATCCTGAACGTGATCAGACTAGAGAACTACTAAGCGGTACTGCTTCAGTACTTACCACACTTAGAAATAATTTATAAGAGTAAGGAGCAATAAATTATGCCATCATACATTGGATTCAGTACAATTGGAGCAAATCAACCAAAAACCACTAATGCCGTCAATGGTACTGATGGGGGTGTAGGTGGAATTGTCAGACCTGTTAACACAGGTAAAAAATATACTCTAGTAGACGTTCCTCTTGTAATTCAAGATTTTATCAATGCATTAAATATAACACAAGGACAAAAAGTAGGTCAACCTGCATATGGCACGACTATTTGGTCTTTTGTATTTGAGCCAAATACGGCTGATGTTCAGTTTCAACTAGAAAATGAAATCAGAAGAGTTGCTAGTCTAGATCCTAGACTAATTTTAAATACGGTAGCTGCTTTCCCACAAGAGCTTGGTATTTTAATAGAACTAGAAATAGCTATTGCCCCTTTTAATAATCCATTGGTATTGAGTGTATTTTTTGACTCTAATACTAGTAGAGCGACTATTCAGTAATTTACTTAAAAACCATGGTTTACAGGTTTGATAAATACTTAAAAGAGAAAACGTATGGCAACCAGCAGCAGACAATCGGCCTTATTTGGTGTTAATGATTGGAAATCTATATACCAAACCTTTAGAGAAGCAGATTTTCGGTCTTATGATTATGAAACACTACGCAAGAGTTTTGTAGATTACCTACGTACCTATTATCCTGAGACATTTAATGATTATATAGAAAGCAGTGAATTTATAGCATTACTAGACGTTATGGCTTTTATGGGCCAAGGTCTGGCTTTCCGAAATGATTTAAATACTAGAGAAAATTTCATTGATACTGCTGAACGCAGAGATTCAGTAGTCAAGCTTGCTAACTTAGTAAGCTATACACCTAAAAGAAATCTAGCTGCACAAGGGTTTTTAAAGATAACAAGTATTAACACTACTGAAAATATCACTGATTTGAATGGTGTTAACTTAGGTAATTTAACTATACTTTGGAATGACCCAGCTAACCCAAATTGGTTAGAGCAGTACAATACAATTGTCAATTCTACCCTAATTAACACGCAAAAAGTTGGCCGTCCGGGTAATACCGCAGACTTATTAGGTATTACTACTAGCGAATATGCTATAAATATTCCTCAAGGAACTTTACCAATAGCACCATTTTCTTCTACAGTAAATGGTTTAACTATGAATTTTGAACTTGTTAGTGTAACAAGTTTAGATGAAGATTATTTGTATGAAATTCCACCTGCTCCAACAGGTAGATTCAACATGTTATATAGAAACGATAAATTGGGATATGGTAGTCCAAATACAGGTTATTTTTTCTATTTTAAACAAGGTATTTTACAAAATTACGATTTTACACTACAGCAACAAATTTCAAATCAAGTAGTCAACATTGACATTCAAGGTGTTAATAATACAGATACTTGGTTATATCAAATAAGTGCAGCTAATGGCGGACTAAGTCCATGGGTTAAAGTTGAAAATGTATATGCTAATGCATACCTACAAACAGCTTCTAGTGAGAAAAGAATCTTTTCGGTAGGATCAGGTTTTAATGACGTAGTTAACTACAATTTTGGTGATGGAATATTCTCAGCCATACCAGTTGGTAATTTCAGAGCATATGTTCGTTCTTCTAATGGATTGACATATACCATTGATCCTTCAGAAATGCAGGGTATAACTGTTGCATTTTCTTATTTAAGTAGATTGAACAGAATTGAAACTCTAACCATTGGTTTACAATTACCAACTCCTGTTTCTAATGCTCAGTCTAGAGAGACTTTACCACAAATCAAACTACGTGCTCCTACTCGCTACTATACACAGAATCGTATGGTAAACGGGGAAGATTATAATAACTTTCCTTATACTCTATACAGTTCTATAATTAAAAGTAAAGCGATTAATAGAAGTTCAATTGGTGTTTCTAAAAATTTAGATTTATTAGATCCAACAGGAAAATACAGTAGTTTAAATTCTTTCGCTAGTGATGGTGGATTATATTTAGATGATGCAGATGGTAATTTGATTCTTACTGTGAATGATACTAGTAACATCATTACTTTTTTAACGGACACTTTGGCATCTGAATTATTATTAAATAAAACAACTCAATATTATCTACAAAATTATACTAGATACAATGTAAATACATCTACTGGCGATGGCACAGTATATTGGCAAACTAGTACAGTTGATGCTAATTCTTTAACTGGTTATTATTATAATATTATTAATGGTACTAATGCACCTATTCCAGTTGGATCTTTTTCAGGATACAATGTAAAGTATATAACACCCGGTGCTCTAGTTAAATTTGTTGCACCATCAGGTTATTACTTTGATTCAAATAATAGATTGGTATCGGGCATTGCTGGCCCGTCTAATGCAACTTATTTTTGGACTAGTGTTTTAAATGTAATTGGAGATGGATTTAATCAAGGTGATGGATCTTTCTCAAACGGAACAGGCCCTGTCGCATTAAATGGTTATGTCCCAACAGGCGCCATTTTAACTCAAGTGATTCCAGCTTTTAGTAATACATTTAGTAATGAAATTATTCAAGAATGTATTATCAGAATAGAATTACAGCAAAGCTTTTCTCTAGTGTTTAATAATGGGTTGACTATTGTTGAAGACAGATGGTCTATTGCTGATTATAATGATCCTAGCTACTTTATCAATTTTTTAAGTTTAGGTAATAATAGATACTCAGTATCTTATAAATCTTTAATATATTATTTTGGTAGTGTATATGATACCAGATTTTCTTTTGAAAGAGATAAACTAGTTTATGACCCATTTACTGGTAAAATTCTACAAGATTTTATAAATGTTTTAGCTACTAATACACAACCTAATTCAAATTATCCGTTAGCTTCAAATGTTCAAGTAAATATTGTGGGTCAAACAGTGTTAGCTGATGGATATATAGATGATTATGAAGTTCAGGTATCTGCAACTGATGTTAATAACAGACTTATTATTACTGATCCTGATTTCTTTAATACAGTAACAGGTTATGTAACAGGTGCTCAGAATTTTGGTATATACGCTTTCTTTGAACTTGTTCAAGATCCAATAAATTTAGCTAGATATCAACTTATTACTACAACAGATGTTGTTTATCAATATCCTACGATGAATTCAATTGAAGTTATTAAGTATGATTATCCATTAGGTCAAATATTTTACGCTTATACAGATAATCTATTTTATACTACTGTTCAGAGTACTACAGTAACTACCCCGTACTATACTTTAGTAGCACAACCTCAGTATTCAATGAAGCCGGGTCGTCAAGGATTACAATTCCAATATAGACACAATTCTAATAATACAACTAGAATTGATCCAGCTACCACAAATATTATAGACTTATATGTTGTAACTCAAGCTTACTATACAGCATATACTAATTATATAGTAGACACTACTAATACTATACCTGAGCCTGATAGACCAACTATCAATGAGTTAAGTCAAGCATATGGTCAAGTAAATGATTATAAGATGATTAGTGATTCTGTTATTTTAAACAGTGTTATTTTTCAACCCTTGTTTGGACCAAAAGCACCAGCACAGTTAAGGGCAACTATTAAAGTAATTAAAACTTCTAATACTAATGCTAGCGACAGTGAAATTCGTAGCGCAGTGTTAACCACAATGAATAATTATTTTAATATAAATAATTGTCATTTCGGCGATACTTTCTATTTTTCATAGTTAAGTGCCTACTTACATTCTGAAATAGGTGCCCTTATTAGTTCAGCCGTCTTAGTTCCTAATGACCCTACGTTGACATTTGGAAATTTGTATGAGATAAAATGTGCCCCTTATCAAATTTTTGTCAACGCAGCGACATCAAATGATGTACTAGTAATACCAGCCCTGACGCAAGTCCAATTACAGGCAAGATAATAATTATGGCCACAAAAATAAGAACTTTAGATTTTCTCCCAGAGATATTTCAAACTCCGACTAACGCTCAATTCTTAGCAGCAACATTAGACCAACTAGTTGCACAACCTTCTGTTGAAAGAATTCAGGGATATATTGGTACTAGAGTTGGATATGGAATTAATGCTAAAGATTATTATGTAACTGAACCAACAAAAGTTAGAACAGATTACCAACTTGATCCAGGTGTTGTGTTTAGAAAAACCGATCAAGATGTTGCACAAGATTTCATAAGCTATCCTGGAATATTAGATGCTCTTAAATTAGAAGGTGGGATAACAAATAATAATAACCGACTTTTTAATAGCGAATTTTATTCTTGGGATTCATTTACTAATTTAGATACAAATGTTAACTTTCATCAGTATTACTGGTTGCCTGAAGGTCTTCCTCCAGTAGTAGTAACATCTGCTATTGCATATTCGTCAGAACAATATTATGTGATCGACGGCGCAAACTCTTATGAAATTGCTACAGAACCTGCAGGAACTTCATTAGGAAACCCAACTTTAACTTTATTACGCGGCGGTACTTATACCTTTACTGTAGATCAACCAACTCAGTTTTGGATTCAGGGTCAACCGGGTATTACAGGTTATAGTATTACTCAACCAAATGTACAAACCAGAGATGTATTAGGAGTTGTTAACAACGGTGCTACTACAGGTGTTGTGACTTTTACTGTGCCTGCTAAAAATGCACAAGACGAATATAATTTACCAGGTAATAATACTGTTAGTGTAGTAAGTATACTTCCTTTCTCTCAAGTAAATGGAAGTTATCTAAACACTCTAAATGATATTGATGGAGTAACTTCACTAAATGGATTAACTGTTATGTTTTACAATACAGGTGATCCAAATGAAATGGCTTATGGTCAACTAGTAAGCGCACAATTTTTCACAATTACTTATATTGGATCTACTTCTAATCCACAATTACAACTTACGCCTGCTACCAGTATTCCAACTAATCAAAAGATTACCGCGCAATATGGTACTGATTATTCAGGTAGACAGTTTTTTAGAAATACAGCAACGATTATTACATTAATACCTTACTTAAGTGCTGAGTTAGACACGCTTTATTATCAAGATGGTACTTCAAGCGATAAAGTAGGGATGATTAGACTTATTGACAGTAATACGACTGATACCATTAATGTTGTGACTGAAATATTAGGTAAAACTACATATACTTCTTCCAATGGTGTTACGTTTACCAATGGATTAAAAGTACAATTTCAAGGTAATATCGTCCCTGAAGCATACACAGTTGAAGATTTTTATGTTGAAGGTGTAGGTACAGCAATAGAACTTATTCCTGTATCAAGTCTTATAGTTCCTGAATCATTTTCAACATCGGTCTATTTGCCATATGACTCTACCCCATGGGACATAGGTGGTTGGTCAGGTATACCTTATATACCCACAGATCCTGATTATATTACTATAGCTAGAAATGCATTAAGCAAAAATGCTTGGTCTAGAAGCAATAGATGGTTTCATATTGATGTTATTAGAGCGACTGCTGAATACAACAATGATCCTACAATATTATTATATGCTTCTCAATATAATAAAGCTAAAAGACCTATCATTGAATTTTATCCAAACTTAAGATTATTTGATTCAGGTACTGAAGGCAAAGCTCCTCTCAATTTTATAGATTTTCGCACTACCGATCCTTTGCTATTAGTATCGGGCGAAGAGAATTATTACCCTGATGTTCAGGTATATACAGACTATACCGCTACAATTGCTACAACTACATATACAAGTTCACGCACTGCCACATCTACTAATGGCACGACTGACGAAATTACATGCAGCAGTACTTCAGGATTTAGAGTTAACGATTTAGTAAGATTTACTATTAGCTCAGGAGCAGTGTTTGGTAATATTGTTGCGGGTGAATATTACTATGTTTCAGAAGTAGTTAGCAGTACTAAATTTACAATTTCAGAAACTAAAGGTGGAGGTGTATTTGACCTTTCTACTGGCACTGGAACAATGCAGTTTTATTGGACTCCACAAAGCACTGTAATAACTATCGATGGTGCTGACGTAACAGGTACTTTCAAAGTAGGTCAGTACATAACAGATTCAACAAATTTATTACCACCTGAAACACAAATATCTTCTGTTTCAGGGACAACTACTTTGACTTTAGAAGTAGTATGGGATACTATCTCATATAGTTTTTTTACAGGAACTACTACCGCATCTTTAATAGCTGTTCCCGATCCAGTTAATAACTATTCATTATTCAATGGGGCTAGAGTAGTATTTGCAGCAGCAACTGATCCTGCTGTTAGAACAAAAATATATATTGCTAGATATTCTGTTATATCAGGGACAACACCTGTTCTTACATTAAGCGAAGCACCAAATGGTGAGATTCTAGTCGGTGATCAAGCTGTTGTGATTAATGGTTACAATTATGCAGGAAAAAGTGTTTGGTATGATGGTTTAGAATGGCTTCAAGCGCAACAAAAAAATACAGTAAATCAGCCACCTTTGTTTGATGTATTTGACGAAAATGGTATTAGCTTTGGTGATAAAGCAGTATATGTTGGAAGCTCGTTTATTGGTAGTAAATTATTTGCATATGGCATTGGAACAGGAACAAAAGATCAAGTTTTAGGTTTTCCAATTAGATATAGCACAGTGGCTAATATCGGCGATATTAGTTTTGACGTATCTATTAATACCGATACTTTTGATTATGTAAGCAATTTTCAACCTATAACTCAAAATGTCAATACTGGTTATGTTTATAACTATGAAACTAGAAGTCTTTATAATAGAGAATTAGGTTGGCAAACCGCTGTATCACCCAGTATTCAATATCAAGTATTTGAATTTGATTATAATATAACAGATCCGCAAGTATTTTTTACATGTGATGTTGCAGTAAATAATACTTCTGCTACTAATTGGCCTGTTATCAAAGTTTTAATAAACAATGTACTATTGCCTAGCACCGATTATGAATATACTGTAAATAATAATTCTACAGTAGTTCATATATTAGTTGATATTCTAGTTGACACTGTTGTACAAATATTATTGTTTAGTAATCAAGTAAGTACCACCGCATATTATAGCATTCCTATTAATTTAAGTAATAATCCACTTAATGCTAACTTGGAAATTGCTAATGTAGGTGATATTAAAAATCAATATCAAACTATATTTTATAATAATCCAAACACAACCGGTCAAGTATTTGGATCAAACAATTACAGAGATTTGGGTAATTTAGTTCCATGGGGCGACAGAATAATACAAAATAGTGCATCATTAGTATTACCTGGTGCATTCTTAAGAAAACCAAATCAAAATATATTCAATGCGTTAATGTTTAATAGCAGAGAATATATTAAATTTAAAACTCTGTTAGTAGACACTGTTAATAATACAGACTATACACAAAGATTTAATCCATCTACTATATTAGATGATGCATTAACTCAGATTAATCAAGTTAAGATTCAATCTCAGCCATTCTTTTGGAGTGACATGATTCCATCAAAGTCACCCTATATTATTAATAGTTATACATATACTACACCATCTATCGCCCCGACTTACCCATTAAGTCAAGTTTATAACTTCTCTACTGCTAATTATTCAGGTGTATTAGTTTATCTTTCTACTACTATATCTAACGTAACTATAACCAAACAATTGGTTACTAATCAAGATTATATTATTAGTACCACTACCCCTTCACTAACAATTATATCTCCTTTACAAAATGGTGCTGTAATTACAATTAAAGAATACAATCAAACATATGGTAGTTATATTCCAAATACTCCTACTAAATTGGGATTATATCCTGCATTTATTCCCGAAGTTGTATTAGATTCAGATTATGCTCAGCCCACATATTTTATTAAGGGCCATGATGGTTCATATAACAAGCTATATGGTACCTACAATACTAATTTAGGGGTATTAGTAGACTTCAGAGACCAAGCTTTACTTGAATTTGAACTTAGAGTTTACAACAACTTGAAATTAAGCACTAGTGTTCCTATATCGCAATACGACATTATACCTGGATTTTTTAGAGAAACTGCATTTACTAATGGTGAAATTTTAGAAATCTATAGTAAAATGTTTTTGAATTGGGTCGGGCAAAATAGAATTGATTATAAGAAGCAGTTATACAACAAAAACGATCAATTTACATTTAACTATTATCAAAGTGGAAACAAGATAAATCAAGAACCTATCTATCAGGGTTATTGGCGTGGTGTGTATCAGTGGTATTATGATACTACTACACCTAATTTAACTCCATGGCAGATGTTAGGATTCCAAGAGCAACCAAGTTGGTGGGAAACTAGATATGGTCCAGCACCCTATACCAGTAATAACTTGATTCTTTGGAATGATTTAGCAGCGGGTATTGATTGGAATGATGGTAATCCAGTAGTATTAGAACAATTTGTAAGACCTCAATTATTACAAGTAATACCTGTTAATAGTGCAGGTGAGTTGTTATCTCCGTTTAACGCAATTGTTGGTAACTATACCGCTTCTACATTTCAACATGATTGGAAAGTTGGAGATGAGGGTCCTGCTGAATTAAGTTATCGCAGAAGCAGTTCTTGGCCCTTTGATTTAATGAGAATATATGCTCTAACCGAGCCTACACAATTCTTTAATTTATGTGCTGACCTAGACAATTATAAATTCAACACAGAGTTTAATCAATACTTAGTTAATAATCGTAGCCACTTAGTACCTGCAAACATTCAAGTTTATGGTACTGGTACGCCCAAAACAAGTTACATGAACTGGGTAGTTGATTATGAAAAACAATTAGGGGTAGATGCTACTCAAAATATTATTGACTTATTAAACAATTTAGATGTTAGATTAGTTTATAGAGTAGCAGGGTTTACTGATAAGAATTTAATTAATTTTTATATAGAAAAAGCTACTCCTAATAGTACCAATGCTTCACTATTAATTCCTGATGCAAGTTATCAAGTTCTATTATATGATAATCAACCTTTTGATAGAATCATTTATAGTTCTGTTATTGTTCAGATAACAAGTGAAGGATATTTAGTATTTGGTAATTCTCAAACACAAGCATATTTTACTACTCTTAAACCAAAATTCACAGGAATAAATGAAGTAGTTAATGTAGAAACTCTAACGGTTAAACTTGCTACTGATTATTATGATGAAGAAGTAATAGTACCGTATGGCACATTATTCTATACTGTACAAGAAGTTGCTCAGTTTTTAACTAGTTATGGCGCATATTTACGTGCCCATGGTATGGTATTTGATGAGATTCAATCTGGTATAGAAGTTAGTTGGAATCAAATGGTATCTGAATTCCTTTATTGGGTTCAGTTAGGTTGGGAAAATGGTAGCTTAGAAACTATTAATCCAGCAGCTGGATATTTAAAAATTAATAGAGATGGATATATAGTACAACCTCTTACTATACGTCAAGAAAATTTCATTTTAAATCAGAATTTATATCCTATTCAAGCTACCGATTTAAATGTTCTTAGAGATGGTACTTTGTTCCTCGCTAGACCAGTTAATAATGGCGATTCACTAGCATATGGACAATTTAATATTGGTAATCTAGAGGACGGTATTGTCTTTAATAATGTTACTTTATTTGATGATGTTATATATGACTTAGTAACTGGTTCTAGACAACTTAGAATTTATGTTAGAGGTAGTAAAACCGCTGCTTGGGACGGTACTCTTACTGCATCAGGTTTTATTCTTAACCAAGACAATATATTGCAGTGGAACAAAGATATAACTTACACTAAAGGTTCTATTGTACTTTACAAGAATAAGTATTGGGTAGCATTAAGAATAGTTCAACCAAGTGCTACCTTCAATGAACAGAATTGGAGAAAGACTGAATATGATCAAATTCAAAAAGGATTATTGCCAAATTCTAGTACTAGATCCTATGAAAGCACCCTATATTATGATAGCAACAAAGCTAATATAGAAGAAGATGCTGATTTATTAAGCTTTTCTTTAATTGGTTATCGTCCAAGAGATTATCTAACAACAGTAGATTTAACTGAAATTACACAGATTAATGTCTATAAAAATTTAATTAAAAACAAAGGTACTCTAAACGCAGCTAGTGCATTTAAAGGTGCAACTCTACCACAGGGCGGAATAGATTATGACATTTATGAAAATTGGGCTATTAAAGCAGGCGAGTTTGGTGGAGTATTAAACACTAATTTTGTAGAATTTAAGATTAGTGAAAGCTTAATGACTGGTAATCCAAGTATTGTTGCTCTTACTAACGGTGCCCCAACTGTAGGTGCCGAACAAGAAATTCCGTTATACTCGCTATTTAATTATGGTCGTTCAATCAATGATCCTGATATCCTAGCGGTTACTCCTATCAACCAACCATCTACTTTATATCCTGATGCAGGATATGTAAATTATAATGACGTTAGAATGTCATCTTATTTTTATGCTAATTTACCAACTGCTGTAAATCAAAATGGTACGGTAATTCCTTTATCTGACTTCTATGTAAGAGAATATGTTTGGCTAGCAAGTTATTTAGGTACTTGGCAAGTGTATACTCCTGCATCAATTGGACCAATAACTCAAGCTTTAAATAATTTAAATGGTACGGTTACGATTACTTTTGCTAATCAACATAATTTATCACAATACAATATCTTTGCAATTATTAATCTTAATGCTGCTATTAATGGTTACTATATTGCAACTCAGATTGTTGATCCATTTAGAGTAATAATCAATCTAAATCTAGATCCTAACATCAGACTTGCTACAGGTTTGGGTGTGGGATTAAGTTTTCAAACTCAACGTGTTGCTACTCCTGCGGATATTAATAACTTAAACTTATTGAATGCAGAGTTCATTAAGAATACAGTATGGGTAGATACATATTCAACTGGTGATTGGGCAGTCTTAAGAAAGAGTATTAACTATCAATATGAACAAGAATTTAATAAATTAAATAGTTCAACTTATGGTAGTGCAGTTGCAACCGGTACAAAATTAGGTTATTTAGTAGGAGATAGTGGAGTAGGAGAAGTATATAGATATACTTACAATGAAGTTTTACAAACTTATCAATTAGTACAGACTATTACTGGCAATAGATCATTTGGTACTACTATTAGTCACGCGGGTGATTTATATGTAATATCAGAGCCAACTACTAATTATAGCTTTTCGGTAGATCCAACTTATTGGGCTTGGGATATATCGGCAGAAGGTGGAACACATAGCTTTACAGTAACACCAAGTACTTGGACTTGGAATACATCAGTGGCAAGTGGACCAATTACTACGCCTACTTTAACACCTACTTTAACCTCTACTTTAACCTCTACTTTAACATCTACAACAAATTCTACGCCTGCAGTTTACCTATACATACTAGAAAATAATGTATTATCGGATGACTTAATATTATATCAAAATCCAATTACCGGTCCGGCTAATACAACAAGTTGGGGAGCTGCTACTGCGATATCAGGTGATAAGAATTGGCTTTATATTTCCGACTATGACAATAATTCTGTATATGTTTACAGAAGAAACAATTTTTCAACACCAGCCGGATTCTTTATAGTAGGGAAAACTTATACTATTACTGACTTAGGCACTACAGATTTTACCCTAGTAGGTGCTACTAATAACATTGTAGGGTTATCTTTTATAGCAACTGGAGTTGGATCAGGTACTGGTTCAGCAACAAATACAACATATAGATATATAACAGTTATTGACGGTAACGAATTATCGTTGACTACTGTAGGAGATAACTTTGGTTATTCAATCTCTACCGATTATTATGGTCAAACAGTAACAATTGGCGCACCAAATCAAACAGTAAATTCAATTACCAATGCAGGCGCCGCTTATCTTTTTAGTAGGTCTGTTCAAAACGTAGAAGTGCAAGTAAATACCACTCCAGGTTTACCTCAAGTATTTAGATTGGGCTGGAACCACGTAACTGCTAGAACTGCTGTTTTTCAAACATCTAGTTCCAACAATACTATTACATGCGCTGCTAGCACTAGGAGATTTAATGTTAATGATCCTGTTATATTCTACGGTACAGTTTACCCTAATAGTAATATATCATTTAACCAAATTTACTATATTCATAGCATAGTAAATGATACTACATTTAGGATTAAAGTTAGCAAAGAACAACTTAATCCGTATCAATTGACTAATTCAAATGGTAATGGAATGATTGCTAGTGTGCAAACTGTTCCTATTTACGTTTCCTTAAATGGGACTATAGTTGCTGATAATCAATATGGTATTGCAGGAAGCTCATTATATTATGTAGGTACATTAACAGCAGGTGACATTATTAATATTAGTGGAAATAAGTTTACTTACTTCCAACAATTAACCAATCCAAATAATTATACAATTGGTTCACAATTTGGATTAGCCAGTGCTAATAATTTACAATCAACTGAAATTTTAGTAAGTGCTCCGTTTCAGATTAATAATCAAGTAGAAGAAGGTGGTATATTTAGATATACCAATGGTGGTACTAGTTATGGTCAAATATTTGGTACGGCAATTTGCAATGTTACTGCAACTATTCCTATTTTATTAAATGGTTATTTGGTCCTAATACCTGAAGGTAATGCTACGGTAGCAGCTAATGCAATTAATTCTAATAAAGTTACTAACATAACTGCTACTACTTCAGGTAGTAATAATGAATATTTGGTTATCTCTCTAATTAATCAAGACTTGGCAATACCCAATGCAAGTCTTAGTCTTACTGTCTTTGATATTAATACTCTAACTGAATTAGGAATAACAGTTTATACAAAAACACAAACTGTTAGTTGTCCGCATTTAGGTGAACGTAATCAGTTTGGTACTACTATCAAATTTAATGAGCAAAATTCTTTTGTAGCCAGTGCTCCGGTTGGTTCACGCTATAGCAGTACTACTTTTGATTTTACAGATGATGAAAACTTTACTAACGACACTGTATTTGATAATAATGCAACTCAGTGGGTAGATATATTTGTCAATGCCGGTGCAGTATATATGTTTGACTACTTGTCAGTATATAATGAAAATATTAATAATACTGGCGACTATGTGCTTGCACAAAATGCCAATGCTAGAAATATTGATTATGGTAAGCAACCATATTATGGAACGGCACTTGATTTTAATAATTATTCAGTAATAGTGGGAGCCCCTCTGTTCAGACCTGATTATGTAAATGGACAAGTTGTCACTTTCTTAAATACGAGTGGAGAAAAAGATTGGTCTCTTTATAGAAGCTCCTCACCAATAGTTGACATAAATCGTATACAAAATTCTCAATTGTTTAGCGCACTTACCAACGAAACGCTAATAAATTTAGACTACATTGATCCTCTTCAAGGTAAATTGCTTGGTGCTGTAAGTGAAAATATAGATTATGTTTCTAACGTTGATCCGGCTAATTACAATAATCAAAACAATTTGAAATGGGGAGTTACCAACGTTGGGCAGTTATGGTTTGATACCAGCAATGTTAGATTTGTAAATTATCATCAAAATGATTTAGTTTATAATAGTCAATATTGGGGCACTGTGTTCCCTGGAAGTGACGTTGCAGTATATTCTTGGATTTCAAGCATTGATTTACCTATAAATTACCAAGGACCAGGTACACCATATGATGTTACTTTATATTGTACTCAGTTTGATTTAAATGCCAATAATGTTCTAGCACCTGTGTATTTTTACTGGGTTAGAAACACAAATATAATATTCACTAAATTAGGTAATACACTATCAGATTCAATTATTGAAACGTATATTAGATCTCCTAAAAATTCAGGGATTAGTTATTTTGCACCTCTGTTACCAAACACATTTGGATTATATAATTCCGGTGATTATATTAACGTTAATGACTCGGTATTTCATATTGGATATTCAACTGGTACGAATGATGATGTTGGTCATACATCATATGATCTAATTAGAGCAGACTATGCTGATGACTTTTTATCTGGATTACCTCGATATGGCGCTAACGTAGAGCCTCAATACTTATACAGAAGATTCTTAGCTAGTATGTCAGGTGTAGATGATTCAGGACAAGTTGTACCTGATCCATTCTTACCAATAGCAGTTCGTTCAGGTGTTCAAGTAAGACCTAGGCAAAGCTTCTTCTTATTCAGATTATTAGCTGTAAAAAATTATTTGACTTATGCTAATGAAATTTTAGCTCAGTTCCCTATTATAGAACTTAGCCCGCAAGCAACATTCTTGTATAAATCAGGTCCCTTCTACAATACAGCAGATTATTGGGAATATGTAAATTGGTGGGCGACTGGATATGATAATAATACTAAAGCATCAGTTCAAGTGCCTTTGTATTCTGATTTATCTACCCTTTCTGTAGCATTTGGTACAATTGCTGAAGTAACTACAAATGGTAATGGTAATTCTGAAACTTACATTTATACGGTAGATGGCGTTTGGGTTAGAATTGGTTTGACTAATGGTACAATTGCATTTAAGTCATCTCTATGGGATTATGCAGGAGCTAATACTGGATTTGGTGGCAATTATTTTGATACAACTCCATATGATCAGTATCCGTCAACAGAAACTTATTATATTCTTAGAGCATTAAACGAACAGATTTATATTGATGATTTTGTAATTTACAGAAACAAGAGTTTGATTCTTATATTTGAATACATTGTTGCGGAAACTTCCGAAACACAAAACTATCTACCTTGGCTTAATAAAACTTCATTGGTTGACGTAACTCATACTCTCAGAGAATTAAAGCCATATGAAGTGTTTAGTTCAGATAATCAAGATTTCTTGTATGGTTATTTAAACGAAGTTAAGCCCTATCATGTAGTGTTTAAAGAATTCTTGTTCAAGTACACTAAGACAGAACCATACTTAATGAATGTCACTGACTTTGACTTACCTGCTCAATATGTTGCTAGTGACGCTCAATTTATTTCTCCTGAATTGGTTTATAGTAATCCAAGTAGTGATAGTCAATTCTTACCTGAGAATCCAATTTGGAATCAACAGGAATATACTCAGTGGTATCAGAATTATGGATTATCTATTACTGGTCATCCTGATTTCAATATCGCTACGTTGGAATCTTATATTTCAATTAATACAACTGAAATTGCAGTATCTAACATTAATGGATTCCCTGTAGCAGGTACAGTTAAAATAGGTACTGAGTTAATTTCTTATGAAACTGTAAATCGTGAAACATACACCTTAGGTGGATTGTCAAGAGGACTAAATGGTACTCCTATTAATAATCATTTACCTGGAGAATTAATTTATACTGACTTACCACCGGTTCTAGTAGTTTATGGATCACATAGTTACACAGAACCACCTAGAGTCACTGCATATATTGATACTTCAATTTACCCAGCTCCTCGTGTACCTGCTGTATTTGCAGCGGTGATGAACGTAGACTCGGTGCTAGAAATTGAAGTAATCAATCCTGGCTCAGGGTATGCTGTACTACCAACAATCGTAGTTGATCCCGCCGAAACATATACTTTTGGTAGTGGTTCAGTTAATGTTATCTTAAACACTATTACATTAGAGGCTCCAAACTTAGTTACTGGTGATCAAGTACAATATGAAGTTGGCGTAGCTACAACTGCAATTGGACCTTTAGTAGACGGGGAATGGTATTATGTGAATGTATTATCCAGTACACCAGTAACTACTATTGCACTGTATACAAGCTATGATGATGCCATCAATGACAACTTTAGAATTAATTTTAATTCTACAGGTACTGGTTCTAGCCAATCTCTCAATTTAGGTGCTAGAGCATTTGCAATTACAAATTCAACACCTGTAAGAGAAAATATCATTACTATGCGTTTTGATAGAACTTCTTATGAACCTCAAGTAGTTGAGTGGTTGCCTGAGCAGTTCTATGGTGCTAGCTATGCTGGAAATTACAATCAGATTTCTAGTTCGGCTATTCAACTAGAAAGTACCAGTCCTCCAATAGGTTCAGTTCTTGCCAGTGGACAAGGAATTGGATTAGAAATAGACCAAGTTGAAAATCAAGTTATATATTCTTGGTCAGGATTCCCTCGTAGAGTAACAAACACCTATTCAGGTTCTAACACTATTAGGCTTAATCCTTACGACGGCGGTGTTGGTGAACCTACAGCATCAGGTTCTACAATAGGTTTTTACGTAGGTATGCCAATTAAAATTGATGGAGCATCAATTGGTGGCATTATTACTGATGTAACGTATTATGTCCAAAGCATTGTTAGTGACGTATTGTTTACTATTTCACAAACAGAATCAGGTTCGGTGTACCCGTTAACTACAGCAACCGCTGCTGCTGATACTGTTACACTCTACACTGCTCAGGTTATCAATCAAGCTATACTAACTGTTAACTATCCAGGCATACTTGAAGTAACTTCTATTGAAGATTCAAATATTATAACAGTTCCTCTTAATCCTACTGGAACAGGCGGAACCAATGGTTTTTATGTTAATATGCCTATATTCTTTACTGGTGATGTATTTGGAAACATCATTGCCAATGAAGTATATTATGTCCATACAATTTGTAGCTCACAGACATTTACAATCTCTACACAAACAGATCCAGTTGTATATACCCTGGCTAATACTGTTGCAACAGGCAATCTAGTAACACTAACAAATCAAACTATGGATTTGGCTGTAAATGATACTGTAATCTTTACTAACTTTGTGTTTACTAGCGGGAACTTCATTGTTGGACAAACTTATACTATCGTTAGTCTTGGCACTACTGACTATACTTTAATTGGCGCCCCATTCAATGCAATAGGTATTACGTTTACTGCAACTGGAGTTGGTACTGGCACTGGTACAGCATCATCTACTGTGTTTGGTAACATTGTATCTGGTCAACTTTACTACGTGGCTGGTGTATCAGGAGCTAATAGCTTTAGTGTAAAAGAACAAATAAATTCATCAGTATTCACATTAATTAATTCTCAAGGTACAGGCTTAGTTACTGCTCAGGCTGATGCGGTTGACTTGGCCGTTAGTACTGGTACAATGACTGTTAATTGTAACTTGCCAATAAGTCCGGGTCAGATAACTGGTCAACAGTTTTCAATGTATACAACGTCAGGTCAGTATCCAAATATAAGTGGATCTGTCAGTAATTTAATTACCAGAACATTACCTGCTACCCTTGCTGGTTCAAACAGAATACCAATGACATATACTAGTGGTGGAGCAACAAATATCTATGTAAATATGCCATTAAAATTTGCAAGAGCAATTGGTGGTTTAAGTGCAGGGCCTACAGTATATTACGTAAAAGAGGTTGGTACAACTACTTTCCCTGTAACAAATACTAACGCACCAAGCACTGTTGGCGTTGTAACAGGTTCCATAGCTGGTTATGTATTGACAGTAACCTCAGTAACCTCAGGACTAATAGTAAATGGGGCAACTATTACAGGAACAGGGGTCGTAGCAGGTACTACTATTATTTCACAACTATCAGGGTTACCTAATAGCACAGGAACTTATCAAGTAAGTTCTTCTCAAACAGTATCATCAACCTCAATCACCGCAACTATAAGTTACTTGACTATTCCAAGCACATACTCAACTAATGTGTTGTATCCAGGCATGCCTGTTGTATTTGACGCATTAAGCATAGGTGGCGTAGATTTGAATACAGAGTATTTTGTATTGTCAATTATAAGTGCAACTCGATTTTCTATATCGCTTGCACCAGGTGGCGAGGCTGTTATTATGTCTACTGGTACAGGCAATTATATGCGTTGTACCGGCCAAGATTATATAACAGTAAGTGCTACACAGGGTGGATCAGTAATACCGTTGATTGGTTCAACCACATCATCTAACTCATTCACCTTCACTCAGTATCCTATACTATCCCCCGTATTTGATGTAAGTTGGATATTAGGTGGCTATAATGTTGTCATAACCAATCCAGGATTAGGTTATGCAGTATCTAATACTATCACAATCCCCGGTACTCTAATTGGTGGAACTACTAATAACAACTTAACGATAACGGTTAACAAGCTTCAAGAATATGCTCCTAATCAAAGTTATGGGGCCGTAGCTGATGTTATTACTGCAGGTGTAGTGCCAACTCAGGCTACTAAGTATTTCTTAAAAGCGGTTGCTCCAAATCAATTAGCAGTTTACAGTAATTCTCAATTAACTGTTCCTGTTAGTGGTATAAATTTTCCATATTATGGTACAACACAAACAACAGTAACGGGCACAATAGGTACATCTGTCTTTTCTGTAGATCCAACTACTTGGACTTGGAATGTATTAGCACAAGGTGGAACATATAGCTTTACCGCAGCGCCAAGTAGTTGGACTTGGAATATATCAGCACCAAGTGGATCTGGGAAAGCTATATTTGGATTTGGTGTGGCCGGCAGTATTACCAACGTAACCAATCTAGTAAATGAGGCTGGTGTTGTGGCTATTGATACACTCAGTGTTGGTACTGCAAGATATGGACTAGCAGCAGCAGGATATGGCGGTGATAAAGCTATATTTGGATTTGGGTTGACTAGCTCTGCTGTTTCAATAACCAATCTAGTATCTAACACCGGTGTTGTTGCTGCTGATCAAACTGCATTAACTGGTACTCCTAGATATTATCTAGCAGCAGCAGGATACGGGACTGATAAAGCTATATTTGGATTTGGTGCAACAGATATTGCTGCAATATCAATAACCAATCTAGTATCTAATACCGGTGTTGTTGCTGTTGACCAAACCGCATTAACTGGTACTGCAAGACGAAATCTAGCAGCAGCAGGATACGGGACTGATAAAGCTATATTTGGATTTGGTTTTACTGGTACTATTGGCGGTGTGGTATCAACAACTAATCTAGTAAATAATCTTGGTGTTGTTGCTGCTGATCAAACCGCATTAACTGGTACTGCACGAGTTGGACTAGCAGCAGCAGGATATGGCGGTGATAAAGCTATATTTGGATTTGGGTTGACTAGC